GGCGCGGACCACATCGGGGTTCATCTGCTCCCGAAGTGCCTGCCCATACTGTGCATTGCTCAGACGGCGCTGATCACCAGCGTTCCCGATCCTGGTGTCACGCTCGCTAGCATTGATCCGACCGACTGCGAACTCAGCGTCAGCAAGACGCTTTGCCTGCTGATACGCACGCTCCGATGCGGACAGGTTATCGTTCTCAGCCGAGAGCATATCCAACTGCACCTTGACGGAGCGTTGGTTCTCCTCATTCAGACGACGCTGTGCCGCAGCCTGGAGATCGAGCAGTTCGGTGTATTTGGCGGTGTTCTCGACCAGACCGTACTTGACCTTCATCTCCACCGTGGCTTGGTCGATGCCAACCTGTTTGGCGCGGTTGGCGGTCTCCTCAGCGACACGAGCGGCCTGCAACTCAGTGTTCAACTGCTGCACCGCCGCGCTGCGATCCTTCTCCAAAGACGCGGTGCGAGCGAGTACGGAGTTCTGCCCCTGAGCCGCAGCTTCACGCGCCGCAGCCTCGGCACGGGCGATGGACATGGCCTTGGCACCACTGAGGACGGCGGTGGCGAGTTCCTGTTCAGCTTTGATCTGGCGGCGGATGCCCTGGTCCTGGAGCGTCAACCCACCAACCGCAGCAGCCACACTCGGGTCGTTCGCAGCCATGCTCCTGGCCCAATTGTCACGAGCATCGCCAGTCAGACCCAGCGGGTTCTGCGACTTGTACCGCTCGAATGCCTCAGCCTTGGCACGCTCCACACCGACCTTCGTCACGATGTCGAGTTGGGTCTGATACGCACCGGTCTGGGTGTTGATCAGTTCCTTGGTGTCATCTTCAGTCTTACGCACCGCCTCCGCAGCCTGGATGCGCTTATTCTGACGATCTGCCTCGGCGTTGAACTCAGCATCCCGAACAGCTTGCGCAGTCCTGCCTACAGCGGCATCTCGGTCCTTGCCCGGCTTCATCGACAGAGCGTAGGCGTACTCTCGCTTGGCAGCGTCGAGTTCACTGATTTGCGGACGATTATTAGCCACTTCAGCAAACGCGGCACCCTTCCTCATCAGCCACTGGATGATCTCTTTATCCGCCAGATTGTCAAGTTCCCACCCGACGTAATTCTTAAACGCCTTCCCGATCTCAGATGCAGCACTCTTACCTGCTTCCTCGGCACCCTTCATTTGCTTGGCGAACGCATCCATGGCGAGACGGTTTGCCCCGGTGACGTCACCAAGCTTCATCATTAGACGGATGGTTTCGGTCTGGGTTGAGTTCAGGAAGTTGAACTGCTCGTCCAGTCTGCGAATGCTTTCAAAAGAACCCCCGAATGCCTCACCAAGTTGCTTGGCAGCGGGACCAATGTCCTGCCCCGTGGCAGTGGCGAACGACCCGGCGATGCCCATAATCCCCTGACGAGATTCGGGCGATACACCGCGCATCTTGGTCAGTTCCTTGACCGCAGTCAGTGCCTCCTCACGAGAGAACTTGCTGGTCTCGGCCAAATTGCGCAAAGACGAGACGGCATCGTTCACCGATACAGCCATATTGCTGTATGCGATGGAAATGGACTCAATCTCACGAGCCTGACCGGCATTGGTCATTGCGCGAGACAGACCGGCAATAAATGGTCCGACAGTAACCGCAGCAACCACAGCAGCAGCGCCCAACTTCGCCATCAGACCGATGTTCTCGCCCATATAGGCACCGAGAACCTGCATACCCTGGGTCATTGCCACAGTGGATAGGGACATGCCGGATGCGAGAGACTCAGCGGTGTTACGGATCGCTGCGGTGTATTGCAGCATCTGGTTCGTGCTGACCTTACCCTTGTTGCTCACCTCATTGAGATGCGCTCCGGTCTTGCCGAGCGTGGAGTTCAGCTTGTCGGAATTGTTGATGATGGCGGCGATCTGCGCACCGCTCGCTTCATTGAGAAAGCCCTTCTTGGAAACGCCAGCGACTTCCTCAAGCACCTTGCTGAAGTTCTGATATCGCTTGGTCAGAGCGTCAACTTGTGCCTGCTTGGCGACCACGTCATCACCCGTGGCCTTAGCCAGTTGAGCCTGGGCAACAGCGATCTGCTTCTGAACATTGGCGATCTGACGAGTTGCTGGATCGGAATACAGCGACCCGGCAAGCGATCCGCCGCCGCCACCGGCAGCTTGCTTACTCAGAGCCAACTGTTCTCTGGAGATGGTGAGCGCCGCCGCCTTGGACTGGTTCAGAGCATTCTGGGCCGTCTCAACCTTCTTCAGTTCGGACGCCTCGGAATTGCTCGCCTCGGCCACCAACCTCGCAGCCTTTGCGAGATCAACCGTGGCCTTGGCGGCATCTTTCGCGGCCATGCCGGAGTCAATCAAACCCTGTTTGAACTGATTGATGACAGCAGCATTTCCCGCCGCCATCTGAACGATCAGTTCAGTCACAAAGCGATTGTCAGCCATGGTCAGTCACCTTGCGGCTTCGGGCGGTTCGCGTAAGCGGTCAGATAGAGACCATCAAGACCACGCAGAACCTCCACATCAAACGGGGAGAGCGGAGTCGCGGTCAAGATAGACCAATCGTGCATTTCAGTCCACCCTATTGGGTTCGGACCAAAACCGTTACCAGTCCGCCCCATGCTCAACTCCATGTACCATTGCCACCAGTGTTCTGCACACTGTGGGCACTCTGGTCCGAGTAGACGCGGCTGCGGGATGTTCTGACGAGCAGCGGATTCCAAATGCGCACGAAGCGTAGCCCCGTCACCTTGCGGAGTATCCAGTGCGAACTGGTTCTCCGCAAAGTCGAACAGGGCGGAAATCAGTCCCGGAGGTAATTCCCCCGGTCAGACACGAACTGCTGCGCCTGCTCCAGCACTGTGGGGAACTTCTCGTAGATCATCTTTACCGACTTGCGATCAAACGGCACCTCGACACCCTTGAGCACCATGCCGCCCCATCCCAGCGTGCATTCCACGAGGACACCGATCTGCTCGGCTTCGATCTCCTCGATGGTGATGCGGGCGGTGCTCTTACGGTTGATGCGAGCATTGGCGATCTTGTGCTGTGCCTGCTTATAGACAGTGCTGTCCATACCGGCCAGGACGAGATATGCGGGGGTATCTTCCCCGGTCAGCGGGTCTTTCAGGACGCACTTGGCACCCGTTTCGGCACGAGTGACCACGTCGAACTGATCCAGATCAAAAGTCATCTGATTGCTCCCTAAGCAATGTTTGAGTGTCAATAGATACCCTATCGCAGCGAGATGATCAAGGCGGGGTATCGGATGGATGCTGCCATTTGACGCTTGGTTCCCTGCTTGCCAGCAGCAAACCCAGGCATGTCAACATAGGTGAACTTGATGTTCACGATGTTGCTGTACCGCTTCAGTTCGGACGCTGTGATCTCATACGTGTGGTACGGGGCATGGAACCGGATAGTCCCCTTCTTCCCCCATCCCCGCAGTTCGACCTTGCGGGCATATGGCATCACGTTGGTGATAGTCACCTCCGTAATGTCGTCGGGCAATGTGGTCGGATCGTAGTAAGGTGCACCGTCAGCGATGATGACGTGGGAATCCTTGTAGCGATACTGGTCAGCAGATGTGCCGACATCCACAGGGCTGTTGTCTCTGAGACGCTTGTGGGCCTCGATGATGATGCTTTTGAGATAGTCGAAGTGATACCGGATATTCTCACCGAGTTTTACACTTCGCTCGTCAGCACCCTCGCGACCACCGACCCACTTGGTGACCCGCGTCGGCTTGTACCGCTTGACGACGCGATTGCGTTCCATGATTGCTCGCTCGGCAAACGCACCCAAGATATCGTCCTGTATGTCAGATACAGTGATCGTTTCCTGTAGATTACGTATCCGACGAACCACCATGAAGGACTCGGGGCGAGCCTTGCGACCCGCCCCCTCCGATCAACTAGGAGACCAAGCTGTCCTGGATCAGAAGCGTCGTGGCAGGCCAGCCGGTGGTGGTGGCCTTCTTCAGCGCCTGGAACGACATACTGACGGGAATGCCGCCATTGCCCTGACGCGAGATACCAGCCGTGCCGAACTTGATGCGCGGCAGAACGATCTGGATGAAGTCGGAATTAGCCGACGAATCCACGTCCATACGCAGCATCACAGACACTTCGGTCTCATCGTCGAAGTTCTGCAAGAACGTGTCGTCCTGAAACAGCACGGTCATGTTGCCAGTCACGTTGGCGGTACCAAGGAAGATCGCCGGGACGCTGTTGGAGCCGACCACAGCGTCGGACTGCGGGGCGAGGTCCATGGTGAGTTCCATGCCGGTCACCACACCGACAGCCACGCCGGCGACCAGCAGCGAGCCATTCACGGCTGCCAGGATGCCGGTGCTGGTCGGGGCGGTCACGGTGCCGGTGAAGTACGGGGCGTTAGCACCGCTGAGATACTGAGCGTCCTTACCCATCAGACCGAACGTGGCGGTCGCCATGCCCGACGCGGGCAGACCGATCTGCATCCGACCGACGCGAATGCCGGTGTACAGTTCGGACACGTCGATGTCGGGGTAATTGATCTCGATAGCGAAGCTGCGGTTCACATGACCCGAAGCGGGGATGTAGACCGACTTGCCGGGGACGTCGATGGTCCAGGCGGCGATGGGACCAGCTTCATTGGTGAGGGTCGCGCCGACCACGGTGAGGGTCGTTGCGGTGATGGCGGTGATGGTCAGGTTCTTGTTCAGATTGCCCGCAGCGAACCCGGCGGTCAGACGGATCACCATGCCGACAGTCAGACCAGACGTGATGAACGAACCAGCCGAGGCGGTGATCACGTTGCTGGACACGCTGACCGTGGCCGAGGACATCGCACCGGTCGCCTGGGTCACATCAGCCTGAGCCGCCCAGGTGCCACGGCAAGCGGCTTCCATGAACGCTTCATAGGTCGAGGGCGACAGTTCGCCGCTGACGTCACCGGCACCGCGACGGACGCCGTGACGGAAGTCTGAAATCTGACGGTCGGTGCGGACCTCGGAAGCCGCGTAGGTGTCCTTGGTCAGCGACAGCGTGGAGCTGACCCGACGCAGCGACTGAACCGTGGTGGCGGCGACCGGGGCCTCGCCCCAAGTCACCTCATCGACAAAGCGAATTTCAGAAGAAACATTTTCCTGAAGGGCCATGATAAACTCCATTGGCTACATGGCCGCTCGTATGGCAGGCCCTGTCGGTTTATACCGGATTAGGACTTGACAAGCAATTCCTTCGCACGTTTCACCACCTCGTTAAGCAGCGCATCGCGGCTGTCAAAGGAAGCAGCAGTGGCCCACTCGATCCCCGAGCACCATTCGATGAACAGTTCAGCGGGCGAGATGTTCGGGTATTGAACTTCACGACTCTTTGGTTTCAACATCACATCACCTCATCGTAGTGGAACGGGACCGTCACGTAGGTGCGCCACCATGATCCCGTGACTGCGCGATTACCCAACTCACTGTCACCGGTGGGTGGTGACGGGGGGTTGGGTGCCCAACACTGGATGCCGCTGAACGCCTTCGTGGCGAACAGCGCCCCGGCACCCTCGGCCAACTCCAGCGCCCGCGTACCACCGCTATTGAGCGGGGTGAACGCATGGAACATAATGATGCCACTGCGACGAATGAGGTTATTGTCCTTATGACCGAAGCCAGCGATTTCGCCTCGACCACCCATGATTTC